CTATTATAAGCAGCAACACCTTTAGCTGTCATACCAGCACCAGATTCCGTAGACCTAAAATGACCCTTTGAATCTTCTCCTCTAGCTTCATAATAGGTTTTAAACGTTTTCATGATCCAAAACCTCCATCGCTATCTGCTCCCCAAATTGTTGTAGTAAATCCAAAATCGCTGTCAGGCATTCCAACAATACTTGTGGGATTAGGATTAATTTCTATTGTTTGCAATCTTACATCAGAATCTACTGTTAATCCTCTATCTGAATCTACAAAACCAACTCTCGGCGAAAAGACTTTAGCAACAGACTTACGAATAACTTTAGTTTCTGGTATAGGTCCATAATAATTAGTTCTCATTTCAAAATCTAATGTGTAAATTATAGTTCTTCTTTGTGCTAAATCTCCTTCAAAATCATCAGCAAAAGAAACACCAGTAATAGTTATTGGAATATCTTCTTTAAATGTCGGATATTCGGTTATAAAAGGTTTAATTGTTAATGTATATTGTGGATTAAAATATGGAAGAATTTGTTCAACTGTTTGTAATGCATCGTCTTGAGTCTTAGCATAAATGTTTAATTGAAATCCCATAACATACGGAACTGCAGTATTAAATTTTTGTCTAGACGTAGTAGTCGTTGGATTTGTTGTCGTTGAAAAATGTGCAGTCTTTGCTAACTGTCTAGTAGTATCATAATTAATACTAGTAATTTCGAAAGACATTCTAGGTAACTTAATCGCAACCTTTGTATCTTCTACTAGATCTGGATTTTCTCGTATACGATCTAAATATTTTGCCTTTGGCGCATAGGATAATGGAACCTTAACTTGGCTCATTACTCCTCCAGCAGCATTTTTTCTTAATACGTAAATATTATTAAATAGCCTACCAAAAATAGCTACACATTTTCTAGTTTTTTCGTGATAAAAATGTGTTCCAAACATAATTAGCCTTTATATATTTTCTGTAGATGATCCTCAAATGCTTCTACTTTAGTCAGTCTATCAGGCCAAAGTATATAGTCTTTTTCTGGATTCTTTTTCAAATTATTTAAAAGTGGTATTATAGCATTATATAATTTATCTAATTTAGTTTTTGCTGCAGTAGCAGTAGTAGATACAGATTCAGCCTTTTTAGTAGCAGTTTGTACTGCTTCTAATTCATCTTCATCTACGGCTGTAAAGCCAAAATCAAAAAAATCGTCGCTCATTAATTATTCTCCGGATCTCCAAATGGGTTACCTTCACTAAAATCTAAGAAGTCAGTAAAGTCACTAAATGACGTGTTCTGTTCATTCTGTGATATTTGATTATCTTCGGCAACAGCAGTAACTGAAATACTAGAATCAGCTCTACCAAGACCAGATAATACTACATTAATACCTGTTTGAAATGAATGATATTTACCATCATTGGCACCAACATGAATTAGATGTAATTTATCGTCAGAATCTGAATATTTAGCAACTTCTCCGGTTAAGACAGTACCATCTGATAATGTTTGCTTAGCAGTATTACCTATAGTAGTTATAATACTGTCAGCTCCAAGAGTTAAAATATACTTATAAGCATAATCTCTTTCTATCTTATCGATATCATCTACACCGGTATCTAAATCTTCGTCATTATATTCGAATAATGTTGCTCTACACTTAAAGACCGGAACATTATTTAATTGATAAAATGGTTGTTCGTGTTCTACATGTCTTATCTCAAATAAAGATTTAGACATTGGTAAATAAATTAAATCACCTTCTCTTGGTCTTTCAGAATTTATATCATTATCATACATTGATACAGTATCGTTCCATCTTCTTCTTGCAACGACAAAAGTGGCTTCGTCTCTTATTTCAACGCCAAACTTCGTAAACAGATCTCCTTCACCCTCGAAACCTTCGATATTATCGATATACATTTCGACTTTATAAGAAGAATTAAATGTTGATGGAACATCGTCACCAAAAATAGTATTTTCGTTAACTATATCTCTTGGTAAATAATACGTTTCTTGTCCATAGATCTTTATGGATTCTAGAACTAAATTTTCATATAAATTTTGTTCGGCTTTAACGTTGGGTTTTATCCAGAGATTGACTGCCATAATTTAGTTACCCTATAAAAAAGTCAGCTGGTAATTCGTGCTCTAGTCTAATCTTTTCTCTTAAATCTTGCAATTCTCCGGTTGCATCGTCATATAATTGTCTTCCATTTATAATAACTCCACCTGGTAATTGCATACCTTCGAACTTCATTAAGTTTAAACCCCATTGTTCTTTAATAAGAGATGTGGCATACATTTTTAACCAGATATCGTTATATACAGAAGTATGAGCTTCTGGATCCACAACATTATAGACTTCAGCTATTAAATATTCATCTGCTAAAATATCTCCGTCTTGAAAATCTCCGTGAATATAAATTCTATTCATCTTACGTGAAAATTCTATTTGAGGAGTTCCGTTTAACTTCATATCTAATAAAGAAAGATGCTGTTGAAGTGCTTCATAGTAGGCTAAATCACCAGCAAAATTATTCATATCTGCGATGTCATTTAACATCATTTGATATTTTATATCGAAAAAATTGTATGAAGTTCCAAAAGCAGCTGCTAATGGCATTAATCTTTTAACATAATGTATATCCGATGAAACCGTAATATATTGATTAGTTACATCAGATGCAGTAACCTGATGTTTAAGAAATGTTCGATAAGTAGCATCTGAATGAAATTCTTGATAATACTGTATAGCTTCATCAATACGATCTTCTATTTGATCAACATCAACATTTACTTCGATGACTGGATCGCCTAATCGTCGTTTACAATAATCTATTAATGTTGCTCTAGAATTTGGATTAGCCATAAGTAACTCCGTTTAAACATATTAGCAGTATTTATACTATTTATATGTTTTATAAGTTAATCGGCATCTTTTATTGTCAGTGTACCTGCTTTGACTCGTTTCATAATCTCTACATAATCTGAATTATCATTTGCTAGAGGTACAACAAGAATTCCACCACTATTTAGTGTGACAACAATAGAGTTAACTTCAGTGTTTCCACCTTTCTCATACTTTGCGTCTTTAATATCCATCCTATAACTCCGCTATTAAATCTATGTAGTCGATATTTCTTAAAGCTGAAGCTCCACCTGCCGTTAAACCACTTGCCACTGTAGAATAAAAGGTAACTCCTTCAGCATTAGTTGTGTTAAATACAAGAGTAGCACTACAAGCTGTTTGCGTATTGCTATATGCAATAATGTAATTACTTGCTGTACTTGATACCCCCAATGTTGGTGTGCCTCTCATTTTAACTGGGTGTCTAAAAACATGCAAACCTTTAGTTGTATTTTCATTGTAACCCGCAAACTCTCTACAGTTATGACCTTCAATCCTGTGGAAATAGCGGAGGCAACGACTTATTGTACGTTCATAAGGTTCGTGCTCAAATTCAGTAGCAGTACTACCAACTTCTAACTGAACTCCGGTTATTTGCCAAGTAGCCGCATTAGTTCCTACAAAATTAACAGCCCCACTTACAGTTAAATCTTTAGCACCTGCCCAAGAACCAGCAGTACCAACTAAATTGGTACCAGCTCCTAATGAAAAATAAAGAGTAAGTCCAATATTAGATGCTGTAAGCCATGTACCTGTAGTATCTAAAGTAACAGTAACTTCTTTTTTCTCCCAAGTAGCAGCACTAGATATAGCATAAGTAAAAATATAACATCTATTTTCTGCAGAGTTTAAAAATGCTCCTGTAAAAGTACCTGTTAATGAAGATTTAACCCAAAAACTTAATGTAACAGTTTTTGCTGATGCAGTACCTAAAGCAAGATGCCGTATATTGGATCCTTCAATTTTTTGTCTTACTATAAACTCTTCACTTGCTCCAACAGAATATGCAGAAGCAGAGGTTGCTTTCCAAGAATATTTGAATCCTGTAGGGGCGTCTTCTACCCACGCGCTAGAAAATTTTCCAGTAACAGTATGACCTGTCATCCACCTATCTAAAGTATAATCACCATATCCACTAGCAGTAGTCCATGACGAACCTCTTTGACCGACAGTCATGTCGCCATTAATAATAAGATTCCTATTTGAACCGGATTGTGCCTGACTATTTAATTGTGCTGCAGTTATTGCACCAGCTTCTAAATTTACAATTTGCTTAGTTTTATTAATTTTTGCTCTTTGTATTGGCATTATTGTGCTACTTCCATTGCTGTTATGGTGCTAATAAATCTACCTCGACTTGCTGCATCATTATCATCTGGACATCTATTTATATTTATTGTTGTGGAACCACCTTCTGGTAAACCATATATCTGATAAGTCTGAGCCGATGTTGAATTAGGAGAATCTAAATAACTTACAGTTGCAGACATAGCTTCTCCGGTATTATCATTAGCAAGTTGAGCAACAGCCCGTGTTCTACTACCTCCAGCATCAGCTTGAACTAAAACACTTCCATTTCTATAAAGACCAATATAACCACGCGAAGAAGTTGGAACCGAACCTACAACATCAGCAGTTATATAAATTTTACTAGTTGCAAATTTTGGAGTTATCGCAACTGATAAACCAGTAATGGCTTGTGCACTAGCACTGGCTGAGCTAAACACATCTGTTTTAGTTGTACTCTGAAATTGAATAATAACACCAGCTGGCATTTTAATTGAACCACCAGTAGTTTTTGGTCTTATTTCATCTACTTTTATTATACTCATACCGTTATCCTATGATGGCTTTGTTGGCCAAGTTACACTAGACATATCTAAAAAGGGGCCATCTAGTTTAGGGTCTGCTGTTTTTGTTAAATCTCGTAACTTTTGTCTATATGTTTTCCACTCAGCTTTTTTACTATCAGAAAGAGGACTATCTGCCCCTTGTGTCCAATCAGACTGAGCTAATAAATTATTTCTATAATCTCTAAATATTTTCCAAGATTGTGTGTCTGCCATATCTTTATCCTATTAAAAACCCTTGAAAATTTAATTCAGAAGGATTATCATAATATTCTGCGTTTGTAGTAGACATTCCTATATACACATAATCACCAGCTTCTAATTTATGGATTCTAGATATATGGGCTGTTCCATAGGAGGCAGTATGTGAGTGTGACCAGTAACTATAGATACTAAACAAAGTTGTACCTCCTCGCATACCTACCATTTGAGGATAAGCGTTTCCACCTCCAGTCGTAATATTAACAATCCCCATATGCAAATGAAACCAGTAAAGCCCATCACCTCCTGTTGGTACTGTAAATCTTCCATTACTGGAATTATACCCCCCGCCATCATTATAAACTACAGTAGCTGGTGCAACTGGTGAAGTCGTGGCATAAGCAGCTTTACTTCCAACAGCTAAAAATGCTATTTTATTCGGAGTTGTAACTCTTCCTGAACTATTAATAGCAATTCCAGCAGTACCAGTTCTATCTTTTATTGTATCAACATTTATTTCTGACATTATAACACCGTAAAACTTCCATTAATTGTTATCGTAACTCCAGAGTTAACTGTAATAGGACCTATTACAGATCCATTCTTATTGCTATCTATAGTAAAATTTGTTGTTATAGTATTTGTATTAACTCTAACAGGTACGTTAGTATATACTAAAGATGAATCTAAATTTTGTACTTGAACCGCGTCATCTGCTAATTTATTTTGTGTTATTGATCCATCAACTGGTAAAAATACTCCACTTCTATGACCTTGATCTACTACTCTTAATATAGAACCTGAATCTAAATTCGAATCAAATGAAATTGTAGCTCCGCTCAAATTAAAGTTATTTGATGCCTGAACAATACCATCGATTGAAACTAATAAAGCACCTTTTGCTGATGGAGTATAAGATATTGTATATGAATTACTATCTCCACTTGCTGTAGTTTTCCATTCTTCAAAAGTTTTCAAATTAGCATGAAGTTTATCTGCTGTAATGCTTCCTTCTGGAATTGAAACACCTCCAACATCTCCATATACCATCGCAAAACATTCATCACCCACATAAGGAGCAGTAGTAAAATTTATATTAGTACCGCCAGCTGTTAATAAAAAATCTGTTCCAGGTTGCTGAATAACACCATTAATAGACAATAAAACTTGATTAACATCACCTATTTGAAATCCGGTCGCAAATGTAGAAGTAGACGAATCAAAAGACCAAGATGAAACATCTATCTTTCTGAATTGCCCTATATTTGGTTCTCTACCTACATATGCCATATCTTATCCTCTATTGTGCCGGATACTTACGTTCAAACATAATACTTGTATAAGGGTTAGTTCCATCTGCCACAAACTTACCATTAGCAGCTAAAGAATTAGATTTTAGTTGAAACCTAAAAGTAGATAGCATACTACTAGTTATATTTAACATAGCTGTTCCTGATGCTTGTTTATAAATATCTGTAGTACTATCAGCTCCCATAAAAAGAAACCGATAATCACTAAAATTATTGCCACTATCTGTAGAAGTTTGGAAAGCAACTCCAGCCGAACCATCAGATACATCACTTTGAAATTGTAATTCTAAAGTAATTTGCCAAACACCTGCTCTAGGAAAACTAAAAACACCTGAACTGTTTGTTACACCAGTTCCAATCTTTGTAAAAAAGTGTGGACTAGAAGAAGAAACTCTTCCCCAACCATTGCTTATCGTACCAAGAACAGTATTATTTGTAGTATGGTGTGATTTTAACTGATACCAATCTAAATCAGCATTAGTAACATTTATATCACCGCTAGTATCAATCGTCATAGCAGTATTGCCGCTACTAATATTTTGGATCGTATCTACTTTTAATGTACTTGCCATTATTTAGCCTCCAGCGCGGCTAC